TCTTTTCCAAGATTTTCAATAGAACGAAAAAAGGGCGTCTTATAGGGGAACTTTTGCTTTTTTGCAAAAAGAACGGTTGTATGCGTCCAAAACGGATTTACTTACAAACAACTTATAAGGATTTCTGCTGTTCAATATAATCTTCGCATTCCTGATCGTGCCTAGTTATGCATTTTTCACAAATTAGTTTACAACCACAATCGTGACGAGCAAACCATTTTTTCTTCAAATAATCATCACAACATTCGCAAGTAAATTCATCTGTTTCAACATCTTCTTCTTGCGCATCTTCTTGTATAAATATTCCAATATGTCCTTCAACTAATTTCCAATTTACTTGAAGTTTCTTTAATTCTTTCATTTTCATAAACCAAGTTAACTTATTCTTTTCCCATTCATCATTGAAATTATTGTAGATCCAATACGCAACTGCATATTCTTTGTTCAAACATTTCCGGACGTGCGTAATAGTTTCTTTCGTCATTTTGGTCAAATCTCCTATGCATATAAAACATAGTCCACGAACATCGCCATTTGCATCACAACAATCATAATTTTTGTCCATTCGTATACTGCTATTTTACTATGTTTGTAAGTGAATCCGTTTTAAACATACGAATCTAGATTTGATAACAAAATTATGATCAATAATATAATATGTCGTATTTTCATCCTAGAAAATCAACTTTACCACACACTCGTGTTGCTGATATTGAACGGAGATTAGGGGAAACTCCTGTTGGACTAAAGGCATATAAGCAAAGTAATATCTATGATGTTGCAAATGAATTAGATAGAGAATTTGGATTCAAAGTAACTCATACAAAATCGTTAAAAGGTTATACTTATAGTTTTATTGAAAATCCGGTTTATCCAAATGTAAAAATTGTGAACTATAAAAAAGATGATGAACCATTTGGTCATCGTATTACGTTTATAAAGCGTGGTAAAGAAACAGAATATTACAATTCTAATGGCGGAGATCTAGGAAGTATTCCTGAACCTGTTAGATTTATGTTAGTTCATAATGAAAAGATAGATTTTATTAGTGCAGTAAAATCTATTATACATAATCACCAAGAAGCATTACCTTTATGCGCAGAATGTTCTGTTATGAGAGCAATTTATAGTGAAACACCAAATAAGGAATATCATAAAATTGTTAGTAAAGATGGAACTGCAAGACCAATTGAAATCATAGATAGCGCAGTTACAAATACATTAAAACACGGATCAACCAAAGATGTAGTGCAACCAGTAAGTATGAAGAAAGGTGGAATTGTTAAAGCAAGACGCAGTTACCTGTAAAACCGATCAGGAAATTGTTAAAATTTTCAAGGGGTTTATTGTGGATTACCACTATTTTAAACCTTAACTAAATATAAGAATGTTAGACGAAATAGTAACAATTGGTATAGTTGGCGGAGTAGGTTACGTTGCTTACGTATATTACTCTACCGGCGGTGACTTGTGCAAAAATTCGCTAATAGGTATGTCTCCTATCTGTATGGGAAAAGGAGTTTTTGACTTTTTCAAGAATCAGTATGATACCGGAGATGCAGGTGTTCCTTTTGTGCTAGATCCGTGTAAAGAGGGGTGGGTCAACGATGGTTTGACTTGCCGAAATCCTATTAGTTGCAGAAGCATAGGTGATTGCTTTAGTGGTAAGGGTTGTGGATGTTCCGGAGGTGAAGTTGTTGGTAGATTAAATAACCAATCCTGTCCTGCGGATCATCCTGATAAAATTGGTCTTCTATGTTATCGTCAATGTCCGGAAGGTTACGTTCACACAGAAGGAATGCCGTATTTATGCAGAGACACTCAAGGTGGAAATTTTTGGGATGTAACTGGTGGAAAGGCAATTGATAACTTCAAGAACAATCCTTTACTCAAACTTTTTGGAATCTAAAAACGGATTTAAATATTCTATAAGTATTATAAGAAAGATGCCGAGAGCGAAAATAACTTCTCCTGAAGGAATCTTGAAGATGGTTGAGAAGAAGCGTGAACGTGATAAGAAGGCACAGGCGGTTTGGGTAGAAAAGAACAAGGAATTGCACCTTGAACGTATGAAACAGCAATACAAGAAAAAGAAGGATGAAGAAACAAGACGTAAAAAGGAGAATACTGCTATGGGAAATGAGGATCGTGATGCAGTTGTTTTAACTCTTTCGCAAAGAGTCAAGTTATATAAGGCAAGACATCCGGAAAAAACCCAGCGTCAAATAGCAGAAGATCTAGGAACTTCACAATCATCTGTCCAAAGAATTTTAAAAGGATAATTTTAATATTTAGGAATTATAAATGAGTGTTAGATTTTCCCAAATTCACGATGGTTATTGGGGTGGCGAACTATCACATTGCAAATGTAATGGCGCTATAGAAACCTATATGCACGAATACTTGAAATCAAAAAAGCAAGATTGTTCTTTTTTGATTGCTTCTATTGATGAAGTTACGGAAGTTCAATATAATCGTTTAACTTCGCACGTTGATCCTAGATATCCGGTTATTGCTGGTGCATTATGTTATAGAAAATATGAAAATCCTGCGTTAGTTCTTGTTCCTTTAGATGATAGAACATTTGAATACGGACTTGCATATATGCTAAAGGATTATACAATTCCTAATTGGGAAAGCAGAAAGGCAGTTGCATTTTGGAGAGGTTCTACAACCGGCGGTTTTCCATCTGCTAGATCTAATGTTGTTAAAAAGTTAATGAGGAATGCTTTATGTGATGTAAAATTCCGTAAAAGTTCAACAACTAGAGAAAAAGATAGAATACCTTTATCCCATTTTGCGCCTGATTGTGAATTTAACGATCATTTCAATTATAAATTTCTATTCATTATAGATGGTTATAGTATTGCATCAAATCATCAATGGATCTTTCTTTCAGGAGCAGTTCCTATTATGGTAACGCATCCGGATAATCATTACTGGTTTCAAAAGTATCTAAAACCTATGGAAAATTACGTTCCTATAAAGTATGACTTAAGTGATCTTGAAAGCAAGATAAAGTGGTTAGTTGATAATGATGATCAGGCAAAAATTATAATGGAAAATGCAAAGAAACTTGCTAGTGAAATTTTTACCAGTGAGTTTCAAAAGAAGTATTTACGTGACGAAATTGACCGGATACTTCCTGATAAGGAAATTCCTAAAGAGTGTACAGTTCCCCAAAAACCTAGACGAATTTGGTTTAATCCTTTACCTATGAAAAAGAGATTCTAGGCAGAAACTAGTTTAAAACCCTGAAATGATGGTAATGTTCCGGAAGATGCATAATTCATTGCACGTCCAGTAGGCGAAACCGCCATAAATACCTTGTAACCTCCATATAGCAGAACAATTCCTCCACCGGCAATTAATAGTACAGTCATCAAATCTGCACTACCTTCAGGTCTTTGCGGACGATCAGGTCTATTGCTTTCATCTGCAGGTGGAGGGAACTTGCAATAACCATTACAATCATCACTCGTATATTCTCCGCCTTGCGCAGTGCAAGTTGTCTTACGTGTTGTTACCGGATCTTCACCTGTAAATACAGGAGTTATAGGAGCATCACGAGTAATTGTAATTGTTGGTGCATACTTGCGCATCATAACAATATTTAAAGGATTCTTATAGACGTAATCATTATAATTGTGGAATAGTTTACACTTTGTAGGTTCAGGTTGCGCTTCATACTCTTCCTGTGTTAATGCACAACACCATACAAGATCACCAATTTTTTCGGCAACTGTATTTAGAAATTCTGCGTGAACGTCTACATAAGTAGGATTTGCACGAATTTTTACTGCTAAACTGCTTTCCTCTTCGCCGATCACTCCTAGAGAATCTTTAGGAAGTTTCGCAATATCCTCTTCAGTCAAAACTAAACGTGATTTAGGTTGATTTACACCGCCGGATTCATCAAAAAACGGAGGTTCTAATGCTTCAACTTCTTTTGCAAGTTCTTCTGCCTTTTCTACGACTTTCTTTGCATCTTCAATCTGTTGTAAACAATCCGTTGGTGGAGTAATATTAGGATCAGTCAACTTTGCTTCATCATACGCCTTGATTTTATCTTCGCAAGTTGCATTGATATCACTTAAGCGCTGATAATACATTTCCACAATAGTCAACATTTTACGTGGTTCACACTGATGAGGGAATTGTTCACTAGGCACGAATGATGGTGGACAATCCGGATAACAATAATTCCAGTTATTTCCACTTCCGCTAGTTAAATAAGTTGCAATATGAAATCCTTGTCCGGTTGATGTAGGTGGTAATCCGTCACACTTTTCCTGTGTCCAACCACGTTCATTAGAATTACCAATTGGTTTAGGTCTCAACCTATCCTCTGCAGAATATTCAAAGAAACGTGGATCATATAACGCCATTCTTTACTAAAACACTACAAAAGAATGTGTTAATTCTGCCTTTAAAAATAATATTTTCCTTTAAACAAAAGGATGAACCCCACACTCAACGAGGATATAGAATTATGGAAACCTATAGAAGTTTGCCCAAAATACGAAATTTCTACTCTAGGAAGAGTTCGTAACACTCGTAGTGAATGCATCCGTGTTCCTGATAAAAATAGCAAAGGATATGCTCGTCTTCGTATTCTCAAAGATGGAAAAAAGATACGATTTATGATACACAGATGCGTCGCACTCGCATTTCTACCAAATCCGGAAAATAAGGAAATGGTTGATCATATTAACGGAGATAATACTGATAACAGATTAGTCAATTTGAGATGGTCAACTAGAAGTGAAAATCAATTAAATGGTAAAGTTCGCAAGGATAAAAAGCATACAACATTGCGCAACGTGATCAAGAATGGTAATTGGTATAGATGGAGAGTTTGTGTTCGTGGGCAAATACATACAAGTCAAAATTTTACAAATGAACAAGAAGCATACACAGATTTTTTAACTAAATGCACAGATCTCTCAAATTTTATTCGCCTACATCAACAACCAAATAATATTTTAGTATTATAAATATCAAATGAAAAACATAGCAAAAAACACGCTATCTTTTACGTGTTCCAAATCAATGCAGTTTTTACGAACTCCGGTAGATATTTGGAATGATTTAATGCACGAATTTCCTTTTACAATTGATATTTGTGCATCACACGAAAATCATTTGTTACCTAGATATTACACAATTGACGATAGCGCATTAACAAAGGATTGGTCAGGAGAAATTGCCTATATACATCCTTTATTTGATGGAAAAATTGGAAAGTTTGTAGAAAAGGCATATAAGACCAAAAATTTAACTGCAGTATTTCTTTTACCGGCATCTACGCATACAAAATACTTCCACGATTATTTTTATACGAATCCAAATTGCGAAATAAGATTCTTACGAAAACCAAAATTGGGATTTAGATTTGGTAAGGATGATGGAACAATTGACGATCCAAAAGCAATAGGTTATATTAAACCATTAATGCTCGTGGTTATGCGAAATCCGGAATAATTAATATTTTAGTAATAATAAATGAGTAGATTGACCGGAACTGCAGAACATTTAATTAGCACAATAATTATTACGTATCCTTCAGGGAACATCCGGCACAGGAACATTCTACGAGATTCACTTTGCCTGATTGATTAAAAATAAAACCACGAAATTTTAGATCAGGATGTTCTTTTGCAAGAAGATCCTTTAAACTTTTTAATTGTTCTAGATGAGGTAATGCGTCATCATCCTTTTCTAGACCTAAAGTTGCTTTATACATTCCACAATCCAAGTGATCAAAACACCATACTTCATCAATATTATGCAATGCTTTTGCTAATTCTATGTGTTTCATAAATACAGGTTTCCAGTCATCTTGTAATGCGCCTAAAGATGCACCTGCAAGTGTAAACAAATCATAATCAGCGTGAAGTTCTTGAGAATGTGTTAAATACCACGCAAGATCATTTGCGAATCTAGGATCAATACACGAAAGAACAAATACAGATGCAGAACCTTTAGATCTATCGTGGTATGGAGGAACTTGTGCAAATGTATATCCGCCAACTAACCCTAAAGCAGAAGTAATAATGTTTTGCATTTACTTTATCTAGTAGATGATATATTTTGACTTTTCTTATCAATAAAAAGGTCTACTACGATCGTAACATTATTCTTCCGGATATCTACAACTCGTCCATACTTATCAAGGATGCGAATATCTACGTAATCTAGAGAATAAGGATACTTTATTGTTGTAAGTTCGGCATTTCTAGGATTCTCGTAAAGAATTGTAGAATTATTTGCAGAAGGAGTGTTCAATATACTTGCCCAGCATCCTGAAGCAGAACCCTTTAGCGCTAGTGAAGGATCAGGATTAGGGATTGATGTAGAATAAAAAGACATATCATTTCCTAGTTTTTGGGATTGGATAAGTAAATAATCAAATGAAGCAAGTTTGCATTCTACATTTGCTCTAATCGTGTTTATTGCACTAGTAACAATAGACAGTACATTCAACGTATTGTAAATATTGAAATTTGTTACATCCGTAAAACCTAGTAACTTTCCACAATTAGCAAAACTATTACCTTCTGCATCAACAAAACCAATAGCAAACTTGGAAAGTTCCACGTCTGCAGGATCAACGCTTCCAGTGATGTTTATAATTCCGGAAACTAGTTGTGCAATATAGATATTTGCATTTCCATAAACAATTGAAGTTCCAGTCATAGCAGAACCAATTGCATTACATAAACTTGTATCATCATACAATCCACTAGCAATTGTTACCTTTTCTCCAAACATAGTCCATCCGTTAGGATCAGTAGCAGGAGTATTAGAATCTCCTATCCATCCTTCACTCATAATAAACGTATTATTGCTTTCATCTACATTATACACACCATTTTCAAAAACAAATTGCCGAAGTTCTGCACAACGGACATTTTCAATTCGTTCTTGGAAGCGCCATATAAAATCTGCTCCGTTAAATGAACTACCGCCATCACGGAACTGGGAGTTAATAAGGATACGTTTACAATCAAAGTTGCCGGAACTCATCTTTGTTATAAGTTTACATTTAATCTAGGCATAAATATCAGTATCTTTTTAGACCTTGATATTTATTTTAAAATTTTAGTTAATTATGATCTTTGAAGATATCCCTAATTACTCCATACGGAAAGAGTGACGAGTTTGGGTTACTGTGATATGCGCATAATCGTATGACGTAGCAGTGATCACAACACCTCCGGACTGGGACGTTAGACCTGCAGGTGCAACATCAGGCGTGTTGGATGATCCCTTCCACATTCCGTTGTAGTTGAGAACAAGTTGCTCAAGCGTAGTGAAACGGAAACCTCCATAAGCGCAACCCTTTGAAATTGTTGTTGCAAAGTCACTTGAGAATGGAAGGATGACCTGTGTGCGAACAGAAGCATCAAACTTGGTTGTGCTAGTGCTGTCTACACAATCAGGGAACGTGTATGTGGTTAACCACTCTACAGGGAGACGTTCAGTGATCTTGTTATTCTGCGCATCTAGGAGTTGGTAGATTGACGCTTCAAAACGATTGTTCATTGAAGCAGATGAACCCTGATTGAAGGCATCAGGAGAAGTTGCATAGATAACTACACCAGCGGACTTGTTCTTGAATCCACGAAGGTAAATGGAGATATCATTACCGGCACTGATCTGTCCTTCAGCAAACGTTTGCTGAACACGAGTGCGAACTAGCACGGTGTAATCTACTGTAGCATTGCGGTGTGCATTCTCTAGACGAGCAAGAGTAGAAGCATCCGTTTGTGCCTCTTCTACGATCAGGATGCACTCGTTTAGTGTAGGAGATGCACCAGCATCAAGGACAAGTGAAGTAGGGAAATACACACGGAACTTGATACGAGAACCAAAACCCTTTACGTAAGGTTTGGCGCTACGGAGACACGTGGGTAGGTTGAGAAACCAGTAGTTATTACCGGATGAATTTTGGGGAATTTCTGCAGGAACGAACGTTCCATCCGTTAGCGTGTTGTAACTGGAATAATCTGCAGGTTGGGAATCACCAAGAGCATCCGCCTTTGGTTTGTCTAGACCTACTAGGTCAAGATCCTGAATACGACGCCAAGCAATTTCCTCATTCCAAATATCGTGTTTCCATACAGTTTCAATTAGATCACTGCCTAAATACACTTCTACGTGATCTACCCAAAAAGGTGTAGAAGGTAGCGCAGGGATTACGGCATTGGAATCAAAAGTTAACTGGAAACGGAGTGTTGCTTCCGTCATAACTCCTACGTTTGCCGGAATTTCATAATCCGCATAAACGGAAGCACCTGCAAAGGCATTAGGGGTATTCTGTAGAGGTTGAACATAATAGTAACGAGGTCTCGCTTCCTTCGGTTCACACGCCTGTTGCGAAGGTTTGAAAATGGAACGTCCACCAACTTTATATTCCACAGGTTTCGGCATTTGTATTTATAAAAGGAAATTTTAATTCTTGACTTTACACAAAGGAAAATGACGAAAGGCGGTTCACACAAGAAAACTTCTATACCTGACTCCTCCGGCGATCTTGATGCACCTAGAACGGATCTTTTAGAAACATTAGCACAGACGGTTGAAAATACTGGTCTTGGAGATACTCGTGTTCAGGATGTCCTACGTGCAAAGTCACCTATGGACGCTATACAGCAAACAATTACACATCCGGTTGTCCTCGCCATTGTAGTTGGTGTTGTGATACTTGCGACTACTCGTAGATAAATATTTTGAGAGTATCAATATAAAAATGCCTAGATTGACTGCGAAGGATAAAATTGCAATCCGTAAAGATAAGTCAACTCATTCAATAACTCAATTGACGGAGAAATATGGCGTTAGCAAGGCAACAGTACACCGAGTTCTAGCAGGAATGGGAAAGGACGAGTCCGTAGCAGAAGTTAACGTTCCTGTTATGGAAACTACAATTGATTATGAGGAATTTGCTGATGTTCTTGCCGGAAAGAATGTAGAACCTCCGCCAGTAAAGGAAAAGGAAAAGGTTGATCCTGTTGATGATCGTGCAACTACACGTCTAGCAGAAGGACTTTTCAAGGAAATTGAAGCAGAAGAAATGCCTAGAGTTCAAGAGGAAATTGCAGAAATGATGGAAGACCCTGTTAAACGGACTCAAGTGTTACAGCGTATTATGTTGAATCTAGATAATTTTAGTCCTTTATTTACCTATATTCACGATAAAACTGCTTTTGTAACATCTCTGCAATCAAAATCAACTCTAGAACTTGAAGCAATCCTAAAAACTATGGAACAAACACGGACAACACTAAATCTTGCTAATCAATTCAAGCATACATTTTTTATGGTTGGACGTGCTACAGAAGTTCTAGGATCAAGATTTCTGCAACTAAAAACTGATGGATTTTTAAATACTCTTCAACAGCAAGATACGGAATTAAATATGATCTTTCGTGAACTTGCTATTGAATATGCGCCGAAGTTCTCTTTCCAAACACGTCCGGAAATGCGACTAGGTATGCTATATTGTATGACTCTTCTGCAGGTTGATAATACAAATAGATTGAAGGATTACCTTACGGCGAGATCAACTGCTTCTGTTCCTGAAGGACAAGCAGAAAAATTTGCCGATATTTAAGGAATAACTTTTTGTCGCAATAATTATAAATGAATATGTCCGGACTAAAAAATGGAGTTCCTGTTGCTTTGATCGTATTTGGAAGTCAGCGTCTTTATACCACAAGTCAGGGAATAGATGTTCCCAGTGACGTGCAAATGGAAGGTGCTGTTGTTGGTGGAGCATCTGCTCTAGTTGTTGATAACGCTATGAAAGGTCAACCTTTACCTGTAAGATCTCTTGCGTGTGGAGGACTTCTTGCTGGTGGAATGATGGCGTGGGGAAAGAGCGATGCTTGGATGCTTTGGTTACCTGTTGGCGCTGTAAGTTATGCTTTAAGTGACTGGGCAACTTCATCAATGAAGTAAAAAAATTTATGAATATTTCTTGCTATCACAACCGCAGGATGATGCCTTTGGCGGTTTTTCAACCATTCCATCCATAGAACTAGAAGAATAACCTACAGATGAGAGGACTAGATCAGGTTTTCCCATCGTAGCGTGTAATCCAGTTACAACTAAAAAACCTGCAAGTGCAGAAACCGGAAGAGTTTGCTTTCCCCAGTTTTGAATTGCATAAGCAGTAGCAACACCAATTCCAACGTCCATTACATCATAACCGCCTACGCTAGATTTCCACATCGGTTTAGCATAAGGACAAGACATTTATAATTATGAAAGATTAAATCTACGTTTGAAATTCGCTATATTAGTATGCAAACTAGTAGTGTCCCATAAGATCCATCTACTTAATGATCCTGCAGTTTGCGGATTACTCCAAGTTTCATTTTTACTATGACGTTTTAAATAAGCAGTTTTTCTTTCTAGATTCTTGTGCTGTGTTAGATCTTCGTAACCTGATGCGCCGAAGTGTATTGTTTTATGCTTTGATCCGTCAGTAAAAACTGCTTTGTATTTTTTACCTGCTTGAGTTGACCGGAATAATTCAAACTTCATTTATATCTTCACAAGGTTTTACGCCTATAGCAGACATCACAGCAGTATCAACGCCGAATCCATAATGCATAATTTCACCTGCAATAAACCATCCTAAAGTAGTTTTCCATAAATCAATTTTAGAAAAATATGTTGTTATAGCGCCAAGTCCTATTGTCCCTATAACATCATTCAACGCAAAACCAAATAAACGTTGTTCGTGAAATCCTTTTCCACGTTCACCTAAAATTTTTGAGTAAGGACATTGCATTTATTCTTGTCTTTATAAACAAAATGAGTTCTATTAGTTCTGCACCTGTAGATTTTATCCAGCAAGATCTAGTCAAAATTGTTACAGATCTAGTTGATAAATCACCATCAACAAAAGAGGAAATTGTAGAATTAATGCAAAAACTACAACTGCAGATTGCAATTAGATTAACAAAGGAATTACCTGTGGTTGATCAAAAGGACATTTTATTTGGTATTTGTGCAGTTAGTAAAGTAAGGAGTTGTTGGAAATTTTAAATTATCTAATTATAAATGTCTAGCAAGGATCTTGAGTTTTTAGTAGTTCCTTCGGTTGTTGTTGGAAGCAGTTATTACCTGATCACACAGCAAAAGATTTCTCCTTATATTGTTGTCCCAGTTGCTTCAGTTACCGGACTTCTTGGAATGGTATTTGAAATGGTTAGAATAGGAAATAATAAAAGTTATTACGAATTTTACCTTTTAGGAAAGTAAACAAATGTTTCAATACCTTTTCCAACCGATCTTTTGGAAAATAACCGATCTCAAAAAAAGAACGGTTGGCGAAATTTATGATGTAAGCAGGTCTCCTAGATAAAGAGATGTTAAAAGTATAGGTAACAAAATAGTCAATAACCGTTCTTTTTTTGCATTAAAGCGTTACGATTAAAAAACACCTCCTTAAGAGGAAACTTTGGAAAAACGGAAAAAGAACGGTTGTCCGGTTAATGCAAGTTATTCTTATAATTGAAAATTACATCCGGAAAGGTCAGTTTTTTTCGTGAAATATTTTACCTTATAAATATTAAAATGAAGTTTGCACTTGTTTCCACGTCCCTTCAGCAAACTACCGGATATTCCAAAGTTGCTTACAATCTTTTAAAGCAACTACGATCCGTAGAAGGACTTGAACTTTTCCAATTTGCAATTCATCGTAAAACTATGGGAATGCGTCCTGCAATAGAAGGTCTCGTGGTTGAGGATCATAGTGATTTTGATTTTGATAAATTACAAGGATTCCTAGATAAGCATAGCATAGATGTTGTTATGATTTATAATGATATAGGCGTGATCCTTTCGTATATGAAAAAAATTAATCATCCTCGTATTTGGGCATATCTAGATACAATTGCACACGGAATCCCACCTCCGTTACTAAAAGCGCTAGGTGACGGAGCAGAAAAGATCTTTCTATTTAATTCGTATTGGAAATCTGTTTATAATTTTAAACAATCTTATGTGCTAGAACACGGAGTAGACACAGATATTTTTAAAGTTTTACCAAAGGACAAGACAGTACAAGTCAGGGAACAATTAAAGATTCCTAAAGATGCAATAGTATTTTTTAATGCAAACCGAAATAGTCGTCGTAAACGTCTAGATCTAACTATTTCTGCATTTATACAATTTCGTAAACGTAATCCTAGCAAGAATGCTATGTTATTGCTAATGTGTGGAATGGAAGGTTATTATAATGTTCCTGCGATCATTCAAGATGAAATCCAAAGATGGAATGCGCCGGATTGTTCCGGAAAAATTATGCAAATAGATACGCTCAAGCATTTATTTACTGATGAAAGTATGAATGAATTTTACAATATTACGGATTATGGACTAAATACTTCTGTAGGTGAAGGATACGGACTAACTGCAATTGAACATCTAACAATTGGTAAACCTCAAATTATTACGCATCTTCCACAATACGAAAGTTTCCTTTCTGCTCGTGATGTAGTTTTTGTAAAACCTTTTGATCGTGAATATGCCGAAACAACAGATTTTACTGCCGGACATTTTCCTATATTTTCATCAACCCACATTTGTGAAGCGATGGAAATTGCATTAAAGAAAAAGGTAAATTATTCGCCAAAGAGTTGGACTTCTGTGTGTAAAAATTTTCTAGATCTAGTTAGTTATGAAATGAAAAATGACTACAAAAACCATCATCAGTCCATCCACAATTCCCTCCGCACAATTGAGGATCAAGTGAATATTCCATCCATTCCGTAGGTGTTATATCATTAATTTTTGAAAACGCAACACTATTAGTCAAATAATATTCGTTTACTCCTGCTTCTTCGCAAATTAGATGAAAAAATGCGCCGGAAAGAAAAACACTAACATACATAGACGTTTCTGCAGATAAATTTTTAAATGCAGTAGATATGCTTTTATGTGTGACGTAATAGACCGGTAAAAGTCCTGTTCCTACTACGACTGCTTCTGTTAACAACCTTTTAGTTATGTTGTCCATTATTAAATATCATCATATTTTTTACTATATTCTGCAAACGTTATCTTCTTGAACTTGCTAAACCAATATGCAAGTCCAATAAGAATTGCACTTCCACCTAGAATGTAAAAAACTTCCATTATTATTTAACAACTAAAATATTTACTTCTTTTGCACCTTTGATGCATACGCTTCCATATTAATGAGTCCTTTGATCAACTTTGTAGGCATCTTGTTCGCTCTTGCTTCTGCAATTGCACGTTTGATCAATGGAATATTACCAAGTAGTCCACGTTCAAGTTGCTTTCCTTCAAACCAATATTGTCCATAACTCTTTCCTTCAGGAACTTTATATTCTACGTGACCAAATGTAACTGGTTCTGCAAAACTACCACGTCTGCTTGGAGGTTCTGCGCCTCCGCCAACTGCACTTGCAGTAACAGTTCTTCCACGAGGATCTCCAGTTCCGGTAGCAGTTCCGGTAACTGTACTCCCATTATCCTTTGCTAATGCTTCACGAACACGAACTCCACGTGCAACTGCACCTAGTTTACTAGCAACTACTTTCTTTGCCTTTAGTTGTTCACGAATAAATGCAAGTGCGGATACAACAACTTCACTTTTAACAGGTTTATCTAGACGTTGTGCAACAAATTTAGCGTTTAGTGTGTCTGCTTTAGAAGATCTTGCAAATTCACGAAGAAGACCTACAACTTTTCCCTTTACTCCTTTTAGCGCTTGTGCGAATCTTTCCGGTTGTTCTGCTTGTCCTTTCGCCATTATGGTTTCACGTCTTTCTTCACGTTCCCCTGCCTTCTTGGTTGCAAACGCTACTGCTTTCTTTTCTAGCACACGTTCCTTTAATTTTAATCTACGGACAGCAGGAGTTAATGCACCAGCAATTTTTGGAAGTGCAGTTGCTTTAGCACGTTCATCTTCAGCACGTTCCTCTTGTCTAGCAGTAAAATCTGCACGAGTCATTCCACCACGTCCTCTTGCTCCTGCAGTATGTCCGTGACGTTCACGTGCAACTGCTAGTCCTTCATTAACAGCACGTAAACTTTCTGCTTGACTACGAGAAATTCCTGCCTTTACACCGCCTCCGTGACCACCTTTTTTGGAAGGAAAACCACGTAGTTCGTGTTTAGATTCTTTACTATCATCAACTTCCGGCGCTGATCCTACAGGTAAAAGTGCATCTAGTTCGGCATCATTTCTAACATACGAAGTGCAAGTATTCTGTAAATTTGGTATCCGGAAATCATCATCGTCACCAATACTTTCTTCATCAAAATCTAGTCCAGTTTTTATAGAATGTAAATTTGTTCCTTCTACATCTCCCCAACTATCTAGGTCACTATCGTAATTTAACTTTGCAGGATTATACTTATTTTTACCACGCATATCATCAGGCATTTCTTCTTCATCACTAGAAGCATCTACTAACCATCCTCTAGGTAATGCATAATTAGTATGTGCTGTTCTTTCGTTCCCTCCGCCGATCATTTCTGTAACACTTTCATCATCACTACTATCATTATCATAGATCCGGAAAGGTCTGCTCATTTATAAATTAAGAACTTATTTTATTTTGAAGTTTAGGACTTCCAAGACCAAGCAAGACCGAATCCATCAACACTACGAACTCTGCGTGATTCATCTAGCGTGTTCTTTACAACACCAGCAACCTGCGTAGGTGTTAGGATCTTGTTAGTTGCCTCTTCAACTAGTTGCTTACGAAGTTGCTTGGTTGCAAGTTTCGTCGCCATCTCTTCACGAGTAGAGCAGTGAAGGATGCTTCCATACTGGAGGAGTTCAGGGGAATTGTCTGCAAGTTTGTAGAGACGAGCAAGTGCCTTGAGTTCTAACTGGTCAAGTTCACTTAACCCTTCAAGCGCAGTTTGTTCATCCGTAGTAATTGCCTTATTCTTCTTCGCCATTTCAACCTTTTCCTTGCGAAGAAGGAAAGTGTAATATTCATTCTGCGCATCACTCGTCTTCTTGGTTGCAGAAAGAACGTTGTTAGTCCGTGCCTCTTCAAGTTTAAGATTAGATCCGTCACTCATCTTGTTTGTCTTTGATAGAGAGTTTATTTTTTGGAGGAGACGCACGGATTACTTTTAAGAAATTTTCCGGTTCATTACTTTGACTAGTCATATCAATGACCACGAACTTATAGTCCTTGTTAACTGTTTCTATAAATGTTATAAATTCCCCTTTGTCCATATTTGTGATCGCTTCCCAAATATTACAAATATGTTGTCTGTTCAACCTACTGCATAAAATATAATCACTATTCGCTTTTACTGTGGGCGTTAGGACTCTGTTAGAAACCTGTGACGCTAAAATTGGATTTAGTGAAATGTGCCTACCAATTGCGTAACAATACAAGATCAAACTAGATCTATCTGCCTTTTTATCACCTAGCACGTCATCAAAAACAACTAAAACATTTTTGCGCTTGTCCTTATCTGTTGCCTTTTGTTTATCAATTAACCTCTTCAATGCATCTTCACTATAAGGTTGCTTCAAATGTTTTGGAATATCAGGGTAATCATCGTTTAGTCCTGTTGTATTTGAAAATATGATCGGCACATCAATTTTTCTAGATTTCACCATCGCAACAATAAACTCATTCAAAAGAACTGATTTTCCGGTATTTCTTTTTGAAGCAATGCACATTGAAAAAGGAACTTTTACCTCATCTGCGAAGTCGGTAACATTCATTTTTATATTATCTTGTATTAAGAATAAAATATGTCCACAACCAGCGTCAAAGAGTTTGTTGTCTCAAAGGCAAAAAATATGAGAGTGATGCTTGAACCTTTTGTAAAAACAGAAGATCATAAGAAACTATTGTCTCAATACAACGAGAATGATATTGAGACAATAACAATGACTCATTTGTCTCCTTTATGGGCAACTGGGACTCTTGATATTGCAAAAAAGACAATTATAGATGAACTAAAGATTGAGGACGTAGACATTCAAAAGAAGGTTGGTAGATATCTAGAATGTTTTTGTGAATCTCTTTTAGTTAAAAAGTAAACTGTACACACTAGGGAGTAGGTAAAGGTATAGGATCATTACCAAAAAGAATTACGCAAGAACCAAAAATATACGGCATAGTTAATGTTTGGTTAAGGAACATTTCCGGATTACGTGATTTGTATAAAAAATGATTTATAAAAGTTTTTTGCTTTAAACGTTGATGGATCGTAGTTGCTTCTAGAAACATAAACGAATTTGAAGGACACGGAACTGGTAAATAAAACTTGATAAACTCTGCAATTGGCGTAATTATTGGCGGAGGTTTTTGTATAGGCATTTATATTACTATGATTTTTAAATTGTGCAAGTTTCTGCTGTTATTGTATAATTATAAAGCGCAAACCCAAGAGGCACTAAAGAAAGACCTAAAAACAAATCACGTTTACAATATCCCATTTGTTCACACGGACATACTAGAACCATATATGCAGATCCGCCTAAAGATGCAAGAATGATTGCTCGTGAAATTTCCTTGTTCATTTATTACTAGTGCTACTTTTTTGTGTAGGAACAATAAATTTAACCGGAATTCTAACATCAGGAGTTTCTACGTGTTTTTCTACACGAAATACATTTACTTTTGCAAGTCCATTACACTCTGCAGGTATAGATATATTTTTATAATCCTTGAACTTTTGATTAAATAAAACAATAATTTCTTCCGGAGGAGATGGTGTTGTTTCTGCTAATCTTTCCATTGTATCCCTGATCATCTTTAACATTTCTTTAGGAGTGCATCTTTCTTCTCTAGGTAATGATAATTCTACACTAATTTGTGAAAACAATTTGCTATAATGTAAATATGCGATCCTATGCGCTTCACTCTTTTTAGCATAGGAAAAATAATTTCCTAAAGTGTTCAAAATTCCAACACTTATAGAAATTACGCCGATCACTATATTTGGAATATTTCCGGAACTAGAACCAAATAAAGATGCAGAACCAACACTAGCAGTTCCACAAAGAGTTGATAAAACAATCACAGGCAATTGAATATAATTATTTTTTTTACTAACTAGTTGTTCTGCGTGTTGATGTAACCACGCCAAACCTCTACATACTTCTCCTTGTTGTGCAATAATGTCTTCTAACGGCGTTGACCAACTAATTTCTTTTTCATTATCTTGCTGATTCTCCATTAATCTTTTATCGTAATATTTTTTACAGATAAAAGAATAAATGCCTACGAATATTAAAGATCGTTATGCAAACGACGAAAAATTCCGTGAAAAGATGAAAGAGAACTCTAGAAAGCGTTACAGGGAGTTAAAAGAAGCGCTTGAAGAGATCAAAACTAAACGTCAACAACCTGTTGCTCCTCAACCGTCAACTTCCGCAAACCTGACCAACACTTCGTAGATACACCTTTATCTTTGATTTCAATTTCTTCATATTTCCCAGTTTCCATATTATATTTACGATCAGTAGGATAGATCATAGCAACAACTTTATCCTTTTCGGTTAGTCCAAACAACTTCATTGCTTTAGACATTTTTAGTTGTGTCTGTCTTTCCTTATCATTTGTTTGAAAGTTTGCAATTATTTCACTACAAGGGATCACATCTTTCTTGTTGTGAGTTATTTTATAATTTTTCCGGATATAGCAGAGATGTTCATTATTTTCTTCACGATATTTCACAATTTCTTGCTGTAAAGATGCAGGTGGAATTCTAGCAGGATTCTCGTAATATTTCATAGCACCTTTCACTAACCAAGCAAGTAATCCGGATTTATCATTTTTTAGTTTATTTACAAATTGATCGTCTTTGCACAACATCAAACCTTTTTCTGCTAGGTCATCGTCCCATCCATAATCATCTTTATCAACAAATCTAACTTGAAAAGGCATTAGAAGTAATCTTCTCCAAATAGCGCCTTTGTCCGCATCAAACGGAGGACGTTTATTTAGTGGTAGAATAAATTTGAATTGCGGAGTGTAACTAATTTGACCTTTGTATTTTGCAGATGTAGTTACACGATCACCTCCGGAAGCAGTTTTTAACAATCCTTCATCAAATATTTCGTCTTCATTAATTTCATTTACAACAACAAATCTAGAGAATCTAGCATTATACAAACTATCGTTATTTGCATTATCAGTTGATTTCAAATGTTTACGATTAAAGGAATAGAAGAACTTATCCGTCAATAAACTGCTAACACAATCTAACAGGACAGATTTACCATTTGCGCCATCACTAGATCCTTCTAAAATTAGAATCTTTTGTTGCTGTGTTTCTCCGGTGATGCAATAACCTAGATAAAACTGCATAAAATCAATCTGTTCCGTATTTTTGTTCAAAACATCACTAAAGAATTTATCCCATAATCCTTGATCCGCAGATGGTTCGTAATCAATATCAATAAAGAATGTTAGGTAATCATCTTGTTCACGTCTGCGCAACGTTCCATCTCTAAAATCAATAACACCATTCCGGACAGGAAACAAATACTTTCTGCTATTCAAATTTTCCGCCCATACTTCATCACGACATAATCTAGTGCTGATCAAAGGAAAACACTTTGATGCAGTTTTAGTATCACGAGTTTTTTGACTAATGGAAAATGCTTGATCATATTTTTTCTTTAGATCTTCACCTTCTTCTTTTGATGCGTCCTTGATTTTTAGTGTTAGATCAACTAGGATAGGATTTAGTATTTTCTTCATATTTGTTACGAAAAGGTTACATACTGCATCATCTTTTTCTTCTTTCCAAATGCACAAGTTTTTATCATACATCCAATAATTTCTACCACTTTCTTTGCGTGGTAAGGTTACAATATCTTCTCCATAAACACGGCAGAATATATTAGCAAGTCCGTAATCTCCTTCAGCATAATTTTGCATAAGAAATTCTAGAGGTAATTGATTCGTAAGTTCTGCATATTTTACCGGATTATCTAATCTAGCAAAATGTTTGATGCTTCCAATTCCTTTCTGTCCTTTTCCGTCTTTCCATACTTGATCAACTGCTTTTGAATCGTAATTATTTGCTAAAGTTCTCTGCGAAAATTTATGCGCAAGTTCATTAGCACGATCACTATTTTCTGTTCCTTTAATTGCGAAGATTGTGTCCGTCCAATCTTTTCTGTTTGTAGCACGTTCCGGACACAAACATTCAAGGACTAGATCTGTTAACAACTTGAACTCTGCACTTTCTTCTTTTTTAATAATTTTTCGTGTTTGTTGTTCCATACGTGTAGCGCCTTCACGAATGTTGTGCAAAATAGTATCATCTTCATTTCCTTCAACTAATTTCAAAGGTCTTTTTTCCCAAAGATCCGTGTTAGCAATTAATCCGGAACTATTACGTGTTTGTTTCCAAGCGTGAAGCATACGCATTTTTCTACCAACGTGATAAACACCTTCATCTAGCATCACTGCATCTCCATTTTCCAACGTGATCGCCTTTGTACTGTTTAGATTATGTGCAAATTCTTGCTGTTCTTTTGCATTTCCAATAAAACTAGGAATGTAAAACCGGTAAGAAATCTTTTTTGCTTTAAAAGATGATCCTGTAGCAATTGTGTAATCAAATTTAACTTGGTTACCATCCATAAAATTTTTGATCGCATCTAGATACTGCATATTCAACGTATTAAATTCTTGCTCTGTTACATCTATTTTTACATCAATATCACCGAACAGAGTTACCACATCTGTCTCCGTAGTAAAAGCAATCTCGTAAAGATGCTTCTGCTTCCATTCACTTTTGATCGTTATTACATCACAAACTTTCTCTGCAAAGTTTTTTGCACAATCATAACGAATAGGAATTGACGACGGAGGGGTCATTCTGTTTATTTTAAGGAAAATATTATTTTCCAAACAAGATTCCATTTTTAGTATTGTATCTATTACACACACTTTATTTAAATACTTATTCAAAATACCTTATAAGCGCCTAATTTAAAAGTAATAAAATATTATGACCTTGAATATAAATGGAAATCTTGGAAACTAGAAACTTACCTTATCGTCAACGTATTTATAATGCGTGTTTGAATGAAACTGCAGAAGGATTCCGGTTATTTTATAGACACGGAACTTACACTTGTGGATGGACTGACGATGGTATTAGCACTTGTTTGTTAACCAAAGATCGCAAAGTAATTCCTAATACAAATAAGCAAGTAAAGTTACCATCCTCTTGCAAAGGATTAAAGAATGTTACATTTCTAGACGGACACCACGTTGAAGATCCACGAGTAGTTCCTTATCAAGATGGTTGGATTATGGGATTTACGGATGGTTATAGATATTTTGTAGCAAAACTAGATGCAGAATGTAATGTAATTTTTTCACATCAACTAAATTCTCCTGCAGTTAAATTTAACGGCGGTGATGGACGTGAAAAAAATTGGTTACCATTTATTCACGAAGATGAAATTTGTTTTTGGTATAGTGATTACCCACGAACTATTTTGCATTATAAGGACACCGGAGATCATCTAGAACTAATTAAAACAAATATAAGTGATCAACGTTTTACAACTAAATACGGACGTGTTCGTGGGGGATGCTCTCCGGTAAAATATGACGAGACAAAATTTATATGGTTTTTCCACACACTTTACAAGGATGTTTACCATATTGGCGCATACATCACAGAAGGACTTTTTGATGTAGTAGGAATTACGGAAGATTATGTGTATAAAGGATCACGTATAGTTTTTCCCTGTGGCGCTGTAAAAGATGCAGATGGATGGACAATTTCTTGTGGAATTGAAGATCGTAAAATAGGATTCTATAAGGTAAGGAATCTATCTTTTGTTCCTATTAGTGATGTTACTAACACACCGGTAACAAAAAGTAAATCTTGGTATATGCCTTCAGGATCATCGTATAATAAATTTTTATTTTCATCTAGAGTTTTACAAGCAGAACCGCCAATGGTTACTTCTGCAGTAAAAGGTAGAAAATGGTTTTCTCCTTCAAATTCTAGAAAAGTTATAGCATAAAAAGTCCTACAGAAATTAATACAAGTCCAGTTAATTGAACCGGTGTAATTTCTTCATCTAACGAAATTCCAGCGATCGTTGTAACAACATTACTCAAACCATCCCAATAACCATTAACAATTGCTAATTTTTCTGTTTTTAGTGCATCTGTAAGAGTATAAATTAGTCCTGCATAAGCAACACATCCACCTAGTAAAAACTGGTTTCCTCCGCTTTGTGCATATTTCTTTAATGATATATCACCTGCTAATTCTACGAATGTTAATGTAAGTCCGGTTTGCATTGACTTATTCATTTGTATTTATTGCTGATTTTTGCTTTTCCCTATAAGATCTTGTGTATTCACGTCCACGTTCTCTCATAACTTCTTTATTGCGTTCATACCATTCACGTCTGTAACTATTCACGTGTTCTCTATGCGTTTCTCTATATTTACTCTGCGCAATTCTACGTTTATCTTTTATTTCCTGCAATTTTGCAATTGCCTGTTCCGGTGTAAGATCCATTATTTATTAATGATAGAATATGTTTAAAAGACAATCCATTTTTTACATTTGCTAGAATCAAACAAAGAAATTCACAGATATATATAAAAATGTATGGTAAAGTTGGTCATATTCATCGTGTTCCTGAAGTAACTGGACGTGCTACTGAAACACAGCAAATTGGACGTGCAATTAGAGGTGAAACAGATGCCGGAGAACACGGACAAGTTTTTTGGTATAATACTTTTGATGTATTTGGTAATAATGTTACACTACCTATTCCTGCAAAAATTATTTCACTTGCAAAGCAAACTGTTCCGGAACTACGTAGTCCAACAGGACTTCAGGAATTATCAAGACGTATACGTGCGGAAGTTGGAGGTGACCGAGTCACAGGACAAGTTTTTCACAAAGAGGATTACGAAGAACATAGTATACACGCAACTTTACCGGTAGCAAAACCACTTGGAGAAGCAGGAAAACACATTTCACTAAAACCTGCTTCTCCTGAAACCCACCTTCAAGCATTTGCTAGAGGTCACGGCGCTGAAGGTGGAAGAATGGGTCACGCAAGGGATTATTCAACTGAAATAACTGATAAACCAATTCCAAGAGGACGTGTTGATGGTGAAATGACTAATAAACTAGTTGCTGGTGTTGGAAGACAAGCGAAAGCGATGGGCGGTGGAGCATTGAAGAAAGGTGGAATGGTTAAGGGTAAAAAGGGATCTCCTGTTCCAATTTTAGCACACGCCGGAGAATTAGTAGTTCCTGCTGAAGTTGTCCCTAAAGTTTTGAGATCTTCTGCGTGGATTGATCACGTAAAGTCAATTCAAGCGAAACACAAGATCAGTTACAAAGATGCAATGAAGATGGCGAAAGGAACATATAAAAAATAAACAATGAATATAAATAATGGACTTCAAAAGTGCGGAGATTAACGTTTATAATGACGTTGCTACGTTTTGTGTTTTTAAAGCAGTAGGTCAGTTAACTCTAGAATGCGTTGACGCAATGGTGTACAGTCCTGCAAAAATGAATGATCTATGGAAGCAACCTTTATTTATTGGAAGCGTTCTAGGTCTTGAAATGATGCAATGCGCTGTTAGTGGAAGTAGTATGTTAGGAATTAGAAAGCGTAGACGTGCAAATTACGAAGGTTATACTGGCGGTTCTACACCTTTAAAGGATTGGAACGGACAAATTTTAGTTAATGATATGCTGATCGGCGGACTTATAGGATCTACACTAGAAACTGCAGTTGGAATGAATGGAACTGGTGTTTTTGCAAATCCACAAATTCAAGTTCCAGTTGTGAACTTTGAAGTTGTAAATCCGTTGAATGTAGTGCAAAATGCATTACCACACGTTCCTGCTGTGAATGTTGTTGAACCAATAATGACTTTAACCGGATTTTCACAGAATATTTCCATATTTAGTCCTTCAATTGTTTTTCTATGGATCATTGGTAAGGATTTGAATGAACTTGGAGTCAGTCCACCGAGTATGTATGCAAAAACATTCTAGGTTATGATATAATGGACGTAAAGAAAGGTTCACTCTATATAGGTGTTACAATAGTTATTGGAACACATATAGCGATGGTTTTTGATTTTATACCTATGAATACTATGCTTGATCGTCAAACACACGCTTATGCTAATCTAGTTGCTAGTGGATTAATTATTTATGGTAGTGCATAACTCATAGCATCCGGAGGTTCTCCACTTCCGGATTGAGATGCTGGTTGTTCAACCTCTTTCGTAGCATCAGGATCAACTTTATCTTCACGAAGATCATAAAGTTGCTTTTGCGAATATAGGTAATAACTTCCAACTGCAACTGCTAATGCTACCATAATCATCGTATTTTTATCCATTCTGTCCATTTATCTATATTAAAGATTTAAGTTAGAGATAACCAACATTGCGCATTATCCTGTAGAACGTTTACTTCTGCTCTCCACATTGCATCATCATAACCATTCACAGTATCAGCGTATTCCTGCTTTCCTTGACCAATTAAATAACCAATATAACTATCCTTATCCGTGATCATACATACCGGATTCTTGATTGCACTTGGATTAGGTTGCTTATCCATCGCAGACGTTCCAATACCTATCTTTGTTCCAATATTTAGGAGTGATGACCAATAACCTGTGGGCATTTCCATAGCAGAATTCTGTTTGGAATATGAAAGGTAAGCAATACCAACAGCACCAACTAGCAAAGCAGGATATAATGCGTTCATTTATATTACTAAACTAAAATTAATCCTTCATCATATACGGAAGAGTTCCTGCAATTATTCCGTGAATTACCAAAGAAGGTAAGAGTTGCTTTGCGCTGTATGATGATAGGAAATTTGGAGAACTTAACATCATACCATACGCAAGAGTTACACCAAACTGGGAAAGCATCTTTGTATTCAAAGTTGATGATGCGATCACCACACGTGCAAGTTTCTTATCATATTCACTAGGTAGACCTTCAACCATCTTGGTCAAAACTCCGGATGATACACCGGACTGAATTGACGTTGCTAGAATTCCTGTAGAAGTTCCTACAAGAGCAAGTCCATCTTCCGTAGACCAAAAAGTTGCGTCCTTTGGTATAGGAACGCCATAGTTCCAAATATGCAAACCAAGATCCGTAACAATTGATAAAACTGACGTAATGGCGGTTGACTTTTCACTCATTTATAATAACCTATTATTTCTTTTCTATGCATTTATCCTTCTGTACAGTTCACTCATAGTCGTAGAATGTCCCATAATCCTTGCTAGTTCACGTTTATCAAGCAAACTCATTTCACCTTCACGAAGATGTGAAATTAATGAATGCCGGAAAATATTTAGAGTAGCAGGAATTCCAGTATATTTGTTACAAATGTATGGAATTACAACTCCTAATCTTTCTGTAGTCATTGGTTCTTCATCATCCGCAATTGATCGTAGTAACCATTTCGTATGATTTAATTTTCTCCATTCCTGCAAAACTTTAACTAGATTCTCCGGAGCATCATAAATTAATTGTCCCTTACTTCTTTTTGTTTTGAACGAATTTAAAATAAATGTGCATTTATCACCTTTCAAAACACAATAATTAATTCCATCATCTTCTTTCGGCATTACATCAGTAAAGATCATAGGGGAATAATCAAGACGAACCGGAGGCAACATAGTGTAAAGACAAATAATTAAATGATATTGGAAATTGCGCCAAGTTTTATCCTTTTCATAAGTTTCTCTAGTTTGATTTGCAATATCAACAATACAAGTCCAGCATAACCATTTCTTCTGTTCTTCTGCAGATAATTCTTGCTTATCATCCTCTTCTGCAGATTCTTTAGCAAAAGACATCATCTTCTCATCATACTTTTTAATTACTTCTGCAAATTTAGGATCATCCTTTAATGTAGATTTTATAGCAATAAAATAGGTCTTTAAAGAAGATTTAGCAGGAACTTTTCCGGTCTTCTTTGTAGGCGTTGTTTCCAAATAATTTATAACTTTATCTGCATCTAGGAACAGATCTAAAGTTGTATCGTTAAAAGCAGTTTGTAATGCGCTGATGATCGTATCGTAAGTTTTCTTGGTTTTTTCACTGACTACGACCATCCTTGTTTAGTATAGATACTATTTTTTGTATTTAAATCCGTTTTCAAAAAAAGTAGTTTTTGTTTTATTTTAAATTTTAATCATCCTTGTTCAAACTTTCAATAGTTTTCTGCAGAATCTCCTTGAGGATCTTACCGGTTTTATTTTTAACTAGGAGTGAACTTTCACTCATAACAATCCGGAACTCATTAATCACATCGTCATCACGTATCATCTTCATCATTAGATCTACGTAAGGTTGACCGATGGTGTTATACTTTTCAAGATGAAAGTTTACTTCATTGATATGATCCATTTTATAATCCTTATAAGTTGTTTGTAAGTAAATCCGTTTTGGACGCATACAACCGTTCTTTTTGCAAAAAAGCAAAAGTTCCCCTATAAGACGCCCTTTTTTCGTTCTATTGAAAATCTTGGAAAAGA